TGCCATGAATCCCGGGGGTATCCGGGCTCAACCGAGCTATATCGAAGGGTTTGTGACAAGTGATCTTACAGGGAATCAGGTGAGTAGTTCTGAGTTTACTCACAATAACATGGTCCCCTTTTTCGGTGGTCGGGTGCGCCAGAATGTCGGCGCACAGACTAACTCCGGGATTCTCGACACATATACTGGGTCAGGAGTCACGCAGATTTCCAAGAAGGAGATTGAGCCCATGTTTGACACGGCGCGGGCACCCTTTGGCAACCCCTTCGGAATGGAGGACCAGACGGATTTTGTGCAGAGTCGTATCAATGATCCGCGCAATCGCGCCGGTGAACGCCCTTTTGAGCCTGTGCGGGTGGCCCCTGGTGTGAATGAGGGATTCGCGGCGACGGGCAAGGGCGGCTTCCAGCAGTTTGAGGTCAATCAATACATGATTGATAACATCCGGCGCACGGATGATCTGCGCACGAGCGATAACCCGAAGGAGACCTATAACCAGCCGGTTGTGCCTGGCCAGCATTACATTGGTATGGCCGCGCAGGAGGCAGGAGAGGTCCGCAAATACCGCCCTGATAAGTTCTATATTGACGAGACAGGCGCGCGCTTCTTCGTCACGAATGGCGAGGTCATCAAGGAGACGACCCGCCCTGTCCAGGTGCTCAAGCATACCACACGCCCTGAGACGAGTTCTGATGCCGTGGGTCCCGCGACGGCCCAGGATTTCGGCGAGTCCTACGTCACTGGTTCGTATCGTGCGCCCATGGCGCAGCAGTATGGGGGGGCCGGATTCCGTCATGCAGATATGACGACCTATACCACTTCTGATACTGATGCGCCTGAAAATGACTATGGTCGCTCAGGCTACGAGGTGCGCCCCAATGAGCGTAATGCGACGAGCGAGAGGACGATGGGGCTCAATATGGTTCCAGCAGAGGCGGGGGCTCTGACTGTGCATTATGATGACCCGAACAGGCCTACCAGGCGTCAGGAGACTGTGGGGAATATGCGACAGACGGGCACGCCTGTTGGATATGCCCAGGGTGCACCGGCAATCACTGTATGGGATCCGAATGATGTTGCGCGCACGACGGTGCGCGAGGGGACGATCAACTGGAACTGGCTGGGTCAGGCCGCGCCGGCGGCGGATGGTGCCACGCGCCTCAAGGTCTATGATCCTGAGGACATTGCTCGCCCTACACAGAAGTCGCAGCTCACGAACAAGTCCGAGTATTATGGCCCGTCCAACTCGGTCAACAAGGATTTCACCAGCCACGATGCCGCCTACAATATGCGGCTCAATCCGAGCAAGCAGGAGATTGCGCTGGGGCGTGATCCCATGCACGGGAATGGCGGGGCGGTGGCAGTCTTTGATGGCAATATCAATCAGACGGCCAAGAAGATTGATGCGGATATTGTGAATGACAGGGCGAATGCCGTGAATCGCGTGGTGGGGATGACTACGGGTGTGGGTGATATCGGTCAGGTGCGTCCCCGTGTGCCTCTGAAGCTGGATGTCAGTCGGCAGAGAAATACGGCGGATATGGTGCGAGCGGTGAACTCGAATCCGCTGATGTCAAGCCAAAACCTGGCCTATAATGCCGAGCATGATGAGAAACTTCTGCAAGAAATGCTGGCTACTATGTAGAGATGGGCATTGTCTGGGGAAAGCCTGAAAGCTACAATAAGTCCAAGGGAGTTTCTGCGTCTGCAGTGAGGCGTATTGCAAATGAAGAGTTCAATGCAAGGAGCAAAACCAGGCGTAATAAGCCCAATAGATCAAACCGGTCTAATAACAGGAGGAAGGAAGAGAAAGAGGAAGAGAAAGAGGAAGAGGAAATGCCCGAGGAGTTTAAAGATGCTATGAGAGATGCTGGGTTAGACCCGGATGATTCTGCAGATGTTAAAGAGTTCTTAAAAAGCTTAAATCAGGACGGCGGAAAGCGTCGAGCGAAGCACAAGCGGAAATAGGATATCTTATTAGGATGAGCGCGGCAGGAAGTAACCCACCACATATTGAGGATTTTATAAGGCAGAGGAGAGAACATTATAGGGGTTCTCCTCTTCCTCCAGCAGCTATAGAGCAAGTTATTGGCCTAGAACGTGCTGCACTTGAAACACTTGAGACACTCGAGCAGGTGAATGGTGTTATTGCGCAGCTCTATCAACATGACATGGTTGCAGAGGCAAAGGCAACATGGGCCGTGGGCCCGCTCGAAGGCTTTGGGGTTCCAGGCCTTACAAAAATAGAATCATCCGCAAGAAACTATGATTGTCTGATTCATTCTTTTCTTACGGCGACTTGCGATAACTTCCGTAAATTGCCCCAGCAAGAGAAGGATGTTTTTGCGAATCATTTCCGACGGGTAGTCCTGCCCGTCCTTCCGATGATCAGATGTTTTATAGGAAGAGATACTGTTAGAGAGATAAATGATCGAGAAAGAAGTCCAACCCGTGGGAAAGAGCGTCCAAGGGCGGAGATGATGGTGGAGCGTATTCTGGCGCCCCGTGGATTTTTGCACGAGACGGAGCTTCATTTATTGGCCGCCCAGTTTCAAGTGAATATTCTGGCTGCCACTGCAGAAACACATCTCTTTCAACCGATAACGCGTCAGGCGCTTCAAGCCCTCTATGGAGAGACTCGGTGTATGGATGGACTTCCAGCCTTTGGACGAACAGTCTGTATTTATACAAGCGGAGGGCATTTTGAATCTGTGCGAAAGGCCGAGGGATATGACTTCACTGCGCGCGAGTTGGATGCATTTCCTCAAATCGCTCAGGCAGCCTATAATGCGAGGGCACCAAAAAGAGCAGAAGCATCGGTGAAACGGGCTACACAGTGGGCGTGCAGTGAATGCACATTCTTGAATCCCAATAAGGCGGAGGCATGTGAACAGTGCGGGACTGCTAAGCCTAGCAAGGCCGAGGGGGGTCAGAATGCTAATCTGGCTAGGGCACTTGCAAACTCCTTAAAACTAGGAGAAGGAGGGACCATCTCCGCAGCCCTAAAGGCCATTCATGCAAAAATGGAGGCGGGACATAACCTTGACGCGGAGGAAGTGAAGATTCTGGAAACCAATGCCCCCTCCGAGTCCAAGCGAAAGGCGCAGGCTGAAAGGAACGCACTCACAGAAAAGGCGGAGAAACAGGGAGGATTGAATGATAGAAATACCATGAGGTTAATGGCACTTATGGAGCAGATGGGCGGCAGGAGGACAAGGCGTAAAAGACGCACCTAAACTCTCTCGGAGCATTCTCAATAGGAATGTCCGGGGCAAAACAAACCTGGAAAGGTGCTCTGCTGATTAGCGGAGAACCTGGCACTGGTAAGACGCGCTGGATTAAGGAGGAGGCGGCTCTGGCCCGAGCCAAACTCTTTCGCTGGAATGCACGGACGGATCGCAGTTTGCGAGAAGGCCGTGAAGTCTTGCATCAGCAGGTTCGATCCAAGGAGCGGCTCTTTGTCTGGCTGGAAGGCGCGGATGATCTGACCCAGGAGGCACAGGCGTTTCTGCGTCGTATTCTGGAGACTGCTGCACCTAATGTGACGTGTGTTCTGGAGGCGCGTGAACTGTGGAAGTTGTCACCACCCATTCTCTCGCGCTGCACCGTGGTCGCCATGCGCTCGGAGCAGTCATATAGAATAAAAAGAAATACAACTCTTGCACAAAGTATGGGCATTATTGGTCCTAGGCTTACAAAGGAACTCCCGGCCTGGAAGGATATTCCACGACTCAGGAAAGAAGGTGCAGACCCCTATGAAGTTATAGATCAGATTATGGCAATATATGGTCCTGAAAATAGGCTCGTACAAGAATGCATAAGGGCGATTGGGGCCGGTTCATCCCCCTGGATTCAGCTTAGCCAGTTTCTTCTGAATGCGTCCTAGTTTGGTTTTGTAAGTCGCGGCTTACTTCAGATATTTCGGGATGGATATTGCTGGCGAAGGGGTTAGTGTATATGCGGAGGCAAAAAGCGAGTATACCAAGCAGTTGTGTCAGTATATGCTGCCGGCACTTCAGCAGTATTTTCTGGACATGCTGGAAGATTCAAAAGTAAAGGAGCCGAATATGAATAAGGTGCTTTTGCAGTTCCAGAAGTCGCTAGAGGATGTGCCAGAGTGGAACATTGACAAGGTGCAGCGCGAGACAACGGCTCTTGGAAAGGCGACGAACTGTGATTATCTGGAGGAGCTTCTGACTGCAGTCTTTATTGCGCACACGAAGGTTCTTTCTGCTATTCGTCTTACTACGCGCCAGAAGAAGTTGCAGATTACGATTCCTCGGCTCGACCATTTTCTGCACAGGACTTTTACGGAGTGCTCTCGGCTGATCTGGTCAAACACCTATTTATTTTCACCAAATGTTCCTTCTATTGAGCGCCAGAAGAACCTTCGCCAGATTGAGTCTATTCTTCATGATGGGATCCAGCAGGCAATACGAGGAATGTTGCCTGTGAAGAATATTCTTCGGGAGTATTTGCGTGATGATGCAGATGACGAGGAGGTTGAAGAAGAAGCTGAAGAGAAGTCCGAGGAAAAGCCCGAAGAGAAGCTTGAGAAGCTTGAGAAGGTTGAGAAGCTTGAGAAGCTTGAGAAGCTTGAGAAGCTTGAGAAGCTTGAGAAGCTTGAGAAGCTTGAGGAGCTTGAGGAGCTTGAGAAACTCGAGGAGCCCGAGGTGAAGCTTGAACTTGAGAAGCCCGAGGAACCCGAGGAAAAGCCCGAACGTGTTGTAACACCTGTATTTACTGGCCTCGACACTAAGATGGAAGAGGATGCCCAAATCAAGGAGTTTGAGACCGAAAAGTTGTTCGAGGAGGAGATTAAGATAATGGATGAAACTCCGGAACCGATGGATGGGTTCGAAGATCTTACTCCAGGCGAAACACTAAAGATGGATTTCGAGGAACTTTTGTAGCCGCGTCCGGCAATGCGTCTTTTATTCCTGTCGAGCGGCCAGAATGTCACAAACTCCCCTGGTCACTGGAATAGTCCTCGGCGGTGTCGTTATTTCCGCAATCGGCGCGGCGAGTAGTCAGTTTATCGAAGAAAAGTCTCCTAGTGTAAAAAGCCTCAGTCGCGATTTCATCATTGGCGCAGTGATGGTTGCAATGATTATGCAGCTTCTCCCAGAGTCATCAACGAGTGTTGTTCAGTTTGTGCTTAGTATGGCACCTCTATCACTGTTTGCCACGGGCAGTAAAGTGGTAGAGACGATTGCAGATGTAGTAGCAGTAACGGCAGTAGCACCTGTAGAGGAAGTAGAAGTGCGGGTGGGTGTTCCAAAGTTCTAACCCACTGCGTTCTAGCAATACAACAGCCATTTTTTCACATCACCAACTTCCGACGGATTCACTTGGAATCTGTCGAAAGCGGGCTGTGAAAACTGTTTAGAAGGGATCGCCCCATGTACATTCGCCGCAATATGAGTATAGAGATCAAATCCAGGAAATCGCTCTTCACCATTGGATTCTACGAGAATATTGTTCCCATCGTCGTCCAGCATCCATGACCATATACAGTTGCAAAGAGGAGAAATCGTCTCATTCATTATCAGACCCTCTTCTGAACTGAGGACGGCACCTCCCTCTTTATCATCAGGCTTTTCGGGGAACAAGGCCTCAAAAAGACTCACCCCTAAGCGCGCAAGATCAAATGAGGGATTTGGCAATACCTCATTCTTTGGCCTAGGATGCAATGGCTTGAACGAATACTGCCCATCGGCATCGTTCTTTTCGCGGAAATCGTCACTGATAAACTGGGTACCATTGATGGTGAAAATCGCCCGCCCGAAATCAATGACACGGAAGAGTTTGCCAAATGTGGGGACCTTAAACGTGGCGCCAGAGTTGAGCGTATAGTATAAAAACTCCTCAGTAGTGGGCGTCCATACAATATTATTTGTATGGAGATCATTATGTGTTAGCCCGATGAATGTCTGCGCCACAGACATGGCTGCCACGACTTGAAAAATCCAAGCAGACCAGCGGAGTTCCCATTCAGGAGTTCCAACAGTAGCACCGACTTCTTCATAGTCGTCAAATAGCGCATCCATTGTCCCATTATTCTTTTCCACTGCGATTAACATCACAGGAAAGTCGGACAGTTCGGCATACACCTTGATTTTATCATCGGAACCGTCTACATCAGAATCCTCCTCAGACTCCTTTGTAAAAGAGAGTTCAGACATACCGCCAGAATGCAAGGAACCAAGATCAGTATCTACTACTTCATCTGTTATGACGATTTCCTCATCGTTTTCATCATCTTCAGAGTCAGAATAGAGTTCAGAAGCAGGAGGTTCCGCATTAAAATCGTTAAAAACATCTGAACTAACTGGCACCGAAGGATCGGCCGAGTTCATTACATGAATCTTGAAATAGTTACTATTTCGCCCATTCCAGAACCATCGAGCATTCCTATAGCTGCCGAACTCCTCAGTCAAGTTATAGCGGTAAACATCGGCTCGGGCGCAAAATGCGCCGTAGAACTCATTAAAGTGTGGTGAGACACCTGCATCGCGCATGCGACCAAGTGCATAGGAGGCGATAGTTTCGACATAGGCCTGATTCCACGAATCCTGTAACTTTGTCCAGGCAGATGCCCATGTCTTATTGAGCCAGGGGAGGCCATTATTTTTTGGAAGACTGTATTTCCCCTTCATCCACCGGATAGGATCAAGTAGATGTGTTACTTTTAAGAATGCCGGTCGTCTAGTTGATTCTACTCCAGAAATATCCCTGTTCGATACAAGGTTCAATGTGCAGGGACCGGATGTTCCAGATATATCTAGCCCCGTAATGCGCCACTGAGTGTCCAACCAAACCTTGTCCATTTGCTGGGGGGTAAGCTGGTAGAGTTTAGACATGGCGGGAAAAAATGTCTGCAGGGAGTTGAACCCCTTTACCTCTGAAAGATCTTTGGATAAGGATGCTATCCGGAACTGCGGCGGAGGAAGGGACATACCCCGGAGATTTGATTCCATTCTTACCAGGTTTAAGACACTTTGCATTGCGCTGTAACGCACTGGAAAAAATCCTTGGATAAGCAGTTATAAACTATGTCATCTGCCGTGAACGTATCATTAAAGAAGTTTGATATGCGTAGAATCCCTCAAGATGCAGTGGTGATTTTTATTGGGCGTCGTCGCACGGGCAAATCCACGCTGGTGCGTGATCTGCTTTTTCACCACCAGGATATGCCGCTGGGAACAGTTATCAGCGGCACGGAGGAGTCAAACTCCTTCTACGGAAAAATGATTCCCCCCCTCTTCATTCACGGCGAGTTCTCGGCCATGATTCTGGCCAACTTTGTGAAACGGCAAAAGATGATTATGTCGCGCATCCAGCGTGAACAAAATGCCGGCGTAGGTATAAAGTCGCGCCTGGATCCCCGATCTTTCATGATTCTGGACGATTGTATGTACGACGACTCCTGGACACACGACAAGAATATTCGCTATCTATTCATGAACGGGCGTTGGTTGAAGGTGTTTTTCATTATTACTATGCAGTATCCACTGGGTATTCAGCCGGCCCTCCGGACCAACGTGGATTTCGTGTTTATTCTACGTGAGCCGTATGCGACGAACAGGAAGCGCATTTTTGACAACTATGCCAGCGCCTTTCCGAGTTTCGAGTTTTTCTGCCAGATCATGGATCAATGCACGCAGAACTATGAGTGCCTCGTAGTCGACAATACGAGTCAGTCGGCGAAGCTGGAGGACTGTATCTTCTGGTATAAGGCCGACATTCACAATGATTTCCGTATTGGGGCTGCCGAGTTCTGGCAGCACTCGGCCAACTACTATCGCGATAAGGAGGAAGAGGAACTGAATGCATATGACCCGATGAATGCGCGCAAGTTGAAGGGCCCGCCAATCAACGTGCAGAAAAAGAACTAACAAGTTAGATGAAGTTGGATTTACATCATGTTGGACTAATAGCCATCCTGGCGTTTCTACTGCTTGTGGCCGATCGGATATATCGCATCAATCCCTATTTAGCTGCGGAAGGATTTCAGGTGTATGGTCAGCCCCAGAGATGTGGAGCTGATCTCGAGCCTTGTCCTTTCCCTAAGCGCTGTATGAATGGGTTTTGTTATGCCTCCGATACACCCCAGATGTATGACAGGAATCCTCTTCCGGTGCTTCCCTGATTTTCCGAGCATACGGTAGAATGAAGAAGCACGGATATTCCCTATTAGGCCTGTTTGGCGTTCTGCTGGTGGCAGTGGCATTTCTGCCAATGATTCGTAAGACTTTTGCGCGTTCATTTCCCGAGGGATTCCAGTCTATGGTAGGCAGTGGCGTGGATTCTCGCAAGGGAGATTGTAAGGGGGTGACCTGTGACGAGGGAGAGTTCTGCCAGGAGAATATCTGCCGCCCTGTGATGGCGCCTATCACAAATGACTATTTTCCCGATAAGTAAAGAGTTATCGCGGTTTCACAGCAGCATATTATAACCATACGCCTTTCTCAATCCGAGATGGGAAATACCATGAATACCAACAACGATAGAAAATAGTAAAATGAGCACAAGTATGCGATATGTATCAAGCTTACGGAGCGCACCAAAGCACGTAACTACGATATACAGAGCAATAGCCATTAGAATGCCACTAAACGTGTGGGCGAGGAAAGAAGGGCACATTTTCTACTTATTTGAGAGATATTTCTGATAAATACGTAGGAGGGATGTCAAGTCCTAAACGAAAGGCTACCGCACTATTTCCCTCATTTAGTCCTATTGGGAGTGTGAAAAGCAGGGCTGCACTAGCGGAATGGAAAAAGCACAAGTCTCCCGCAAAGGACAAGTCTCCTGCAAAGGCCAAGTCTCCCGCAAAGGGGTTGGCGCCGAATACGCGCTCTGCGCGTAACATTTACCCGTGGCTCAAGAAAATAGGAGGCAGGAGGCTAACCCTGAAAAAGCGGCGCCAACTAAGGTACCGTGAACTACCACACTAAGTGCACCCCTAACGGGGTGCTGAATGGTAGTTCCCACTACGTATCTTATTTCTTTTATTCTGTGCAATGCACCAAATAAAAGAAATAACGGTAGTTCGAAGCATCATAACATGTTTATTAACTGCATGGCAACTAATAAACATCTTAACGGTTAACAACTTTGTTTATTTTACGCATCAACGACGGCGCCAGACAGATCCCTGGCGGCCTTGCGGGCAATAGCCAGATCAGCAGGGCCCTCGGAGCCGAACATGGCGTCATGCCCACCCTCATCCGGCAGAACAGTGATGCCAGGCTCCACGGCCTTTTTAGAGCTCGCCACTGCACGTGCCCTCTGCTCGCGCTGGAACTGCTCACGATCACCCTCGTTCTCCTTATACTTCTTCATCAGCGTATTCAGCTGCTCCTCGGCATACTCCTGCTCCGACACCTCCGCGGGCTCAGGATCCCATGGCAGCCACTTACCAACCTCGCCTACAAAGATGTTATGAAGTGTGTCCTGGCGCTGCAGCTTCTTCGACCGGGTAACAGCCTCCGCCTGGGAACTATAGACACCACGGATCTTCAGGCCGCGCACCGTTGTGCGGAACTGGTTCTTGGTGTAAAAATCGTCCTCCAGCTTGGCCTTGTTCTCGTATAAATAGTCATCAAAGGCCTCCTTCATCTTGGACTCCCCGAGCTCCTTCTCATTGGCCTTTACGAACCTGTGAAACTCGTCCATGAGAGTATCAACCCGGATCTTGGAGTTACGACAGAGTTGGGCTGCCCCACTGAGATCCTTTGCATCTAGCGCATCAGCCTCCGTATCCAGCTTGCCATTCACATCAGTAATGGTCTTCATCAAATACGCTTCCAGATTCTTCGTCCGGCTGCGAAACTCATAGGACTTGACAAACTGGGAAAACAGGAAGACATTTTTATCTGCAAGAACCTTCTCCGGGCTAAGGAAACTCATAAGGCAATACTTCTGGCCAGGGATCTCCACGTCCTCTTCAAGAAAATCCTCACGCTCGTTTGACATTTCTGTTGTATCGTATTGGGGCTGCTTTAGACGGACCAAAAAAATCTCTAGGGGAAATATAGAAACTATGGATCCTACAAGTGAGATACTTAACCGCGCAATCAAGTATTTGGTGGAGGGCCTGTTCGTGGCAGTGGCTGCGATCTTTATCCCCCGTCACCGTCTGCCTTGGGATGAGATCCTGACCCTGGGCGTGGTGGCTGCGGCCGTGTTTGCCATCCTCGACGTGGTGTCTCCCAGCATTGGTGCGTCTGCACGCCAGGGTGCAGGGTTCGGGATTGGCGCTAACTTGGTGGGTTTCCCTGGAGCAAGGCTCTAAAGAGCCTTGTATCATAGAACACTAAGATCGCGCCGATACGGTATTCATGCGATGTTTCATCTAATGAATCGGGATTGGCGCTAACTTAGTGGGTTTCCCTGGAGCAAGGCTCTAAAGATCCCCGCTCAATCCTAGGAACTAAGTAATCACCCGCAACTCCTCTAGTATCTTTTCGGTAAACACTACCCGAAAGATAGCTGATTCCCCGTTTTCATTTGTAACTTCCCGACGAAAGATGCGCCTCATACTCTTAAATATGTCGATCGGTATATTACTACTCGACCATGACCCCCCCAAAGCCTTTCCATCATTATCGTGATACTGAAAGCAGTGAGACATATATAAACTTTCAGGAAAGCGTTCTATCCATACCGTATTCTGCTGGAGGGGGATCACTTCCCCACTCAACTCAATACAAGCATCCAGAATATCGGGATTCTTTATATTGCGAAAGGTGTCTGTTGTTTTTATATATGTGCAGGGGCCTCGGAGTTCCATTCTACTAGAAGAGATGGATGAGATGCAATAAATTTTGTATGGCGCTTGCGCTCTAGTGGAGAAATATTTTTGGACGTAAAGTATAGAATGACATCTATCTTCCCAAATGTGCTTTCTAGCGAAGAACTACAGTATCTGAATAATCTCCCCGAAGTTCTTGCAGCCAAGGCTTCACTGGATTCCCGACAATCTGGAATGGTGTATTTTTCAGTAGCTGTAACCGAATCTATTCGTGCTACGTTACAGTCACGATTTGGCTTGGACGTGAAGGGATCCATCCCTATGCGATGGATCAAGGGTGATACCACCCCACACGTAGATACCGGTGCATCAGCCTTCGAAAATACATATTTACTGTATCTTAGTGACTCGCCCGGTGATTTCGTTATAGATTCACAGTCGTATCCTATCGAAGCCAATACTGGATTTGTCTTCAGCGAAGGACTTTCACACAAAACACAGTGCACAGCAGGTGTTCCTCGCCTCTTACTTGGGCCGATGAATGAACTGGCTGAACCTGTTGGGGTTAGTCCTGGAATAAAGTATTATTTGAATAAGTTTGATGCGGATAACAATCAAAGTGTAGTGGCAACTAGTGCTAGTTATGAAGTAGGAGATGCAGATCTAGGGCCTACCCCACCTACAAGCTGGAAAATTTCTGTATTTAGTAGTGGTTTATCCCCATCAAATGCAGTATATAACAACGGAGACACTTTAAACAGTTCTTTTAGTGCTAATTACTTTTTATATCCCTATGTGCCTAGTGTAACATGCTTTTTAGAGGGCTCCACAATCCTTTGCCAAATAGACGGTGTTGATCGCTACATCCCTGTTGAACGCCTTACGAAAGGAACAATGGTAAAGACCAGCCTTGATGGATACAAGTCGATTGTCTTAGTTGGAAAAGGACCCATTCAAAATCCTGGAAATGATGAACGAACGGAAAATCGCCTCTACAAATGTTCTCCTTCTAAATATCCCCAACTGAAAGATGATTTATATATTACGGGATGCCATTCTATCCTTGAATCCAAGATAACGGATATACAAAAGGAGGCCTCTATTAAGCATCTTGGTAGACTATTCGTGACTGATCATAAGTATAGACTGATGGCATGCGTGGATGAACGTGCTGAGCCTTGGAACTCTGAAGGTGCATATACCATTTGGCATTTTGCCCTTGAACATCACGATGACGGTATGAACTACGGGGTCTACGCGAATGGCGGATTACTTGTAGAGACGTGTTCTATACGGCATTTGAAGAATAAATCAAATATGACATTGATTGAGTGATCGGACGGCATGTGCTTTTTTATACTCTCAATTTTACGGATATTCCATCCCCTCACACAAGATTTCGGTCACCTACATGATCAGACAGACCGAATGAACTGCCATGATAAATCCGCACATATCAGTTCCCAGATCTTATCCTGCACATAGAGCTTATCGCGGTTTTTCAGCAGCGGAAAGGAGGACAGATACTCATCCAGATCCAGGAGCTCACAGAACTTATAGAGAACATATGAATACGACAGAAAGTTGCTCCTGTCCTTGGGGCAGTTCTTCTGGAAGCTCGGCTGGATCTCCTTGAACATGTAGCGCAGCTTCTCCTCCACTTCGCGGCTCATTACTGGTGCAGAACATCCGTTCAGCCTATTAATAATGTGGGGGACGTGCTCATAGTATTTATTATATTTGAGTTTCTTCAGAATCTCTCGGACCTTTTGCCTAGATAGGGTCCGATAATCGAGAATACGCTCCTTCTTGAGCTCGGCGCAAATAGCCTCATACACTTCCTGGGGAATCTCCGTAGACTCCTTGGCCTGAAACTGGGCCAGCCACTCATTAAAATGGTTAATACGTTTATACGCGTAATAACTGACCTCCCGTGGAGGATCCTTATAGCTCGGTTTATCGGAATCAATAAGAACGAACTCCTGAAACCCACACTGGGTGCAAGTGAATACGGCCTCGTTCGCACTAAAGATCATTTCCGTATGACAGACCTCGCATTCTCCATAGGGGTCATTATCAATCTCGTTCGTCCCGCGCACATGCTCAGGATGTATTTTCATCAAATACTGTTCGAGAAGTTTATCCCGCCGCATAACTTCTCCTTGAGGTGCACGCACCCCTTCAACCTCAACAGGGTTCTCCTCCGCTGCAGCAGATTCAAGCGCGGCCAGGATAGAACCCGGTTTTGCCTTGGGATTCGTCCGCTTCACCGATGGCTCAATACCCCGCTGAATCTTCTCTTGAGTCTCGTAATAGTTATACAGAATCTCACCAGTGTCGAGGAAATAGTCGAAATATTCCGCGCCATTCTCTCGGCGCGCGCAATCGCGCTCTAACTCCTTAATCTGTTTCTGGATCTGTTCATAATCTATTTCACTACTGATTTCCCTGCATTTTACCGTTAGCTCCGCGATTTCCTTCTTTAGCGTGGCAGTTCCCCGTTCCTTTTCATTAATACTCTGAATACGCACATTGTGGAGAGAATCCAAGGTTGTCCTCGCCTCAGGATTACTTCTCTTTGTTGGGCGAATCCGAAAAAATGCATCACCTGATGCCATTCTTTATTGGGGTGAAAGTGTTTGTTTAGGCTTTGGGTGCTTAATGCGGTCTGACGAAAAAAGAAGGTCCCCGGCACGCCGTCAAAAAAGTCCAGAATATGGGTTTAAACCAATAAAGACCCCGGCTTTCCTGGGTCTCCTGGAAATTATTTCTAGAGAAGGGATATAACAAATGACGGGTGGTGGTCTCATGCAGCTTGTTGCATATGGCGCTCAGGACGTGTATCTGACCGGTAATCCCCAGATTACCTTTTTCAAGGTGGTGTACCGCCGCCACACCAACTTTGCCATGGAGTCCATTGAGAACCCTTTCAACGGCTCTCCTGGCTTCGGCAAGCGTGTGACCTGCACCATCCAGCGTAACGGCGATCTGATCCACCGCATGTACCTGCAGGCAACTCTGCCCCAGGTGACCCTGCAGGCGGCGGACGGCTCTGGTGCCCAGTTCCGCTGGCTCAACTGGGTGGGGCACAACCTCATCAAGTCCGTGGAGATTGAGATTGGTGGCCAGCGCATCGACAAGCACTACGGCAACTGGATGCACATCTGGAATGAGCTTACCCAGGAGGCGGGCAAGCAGGCCGGCTATGCCAAGATGGTTGGTAACGTGCCCGTGCTGACCAACCTGCTGGTGCAGGGCGGCGAGCCTTGCGATGACGACTGCGCTGGCGGTGAGCCCAACACCTCCAACGAGGCCGTGAACTGCGCCCCCGCATACACCCTGTATATCCCTCTGCAGTTCTGGTTCTGCCGCAACCCTGGTCTGGCACTGCCCCTGATTGCTCTGCAGTACCACGAGGTGCGCATCAACCTGGAGTTCAACGACCTGCGCAACCTGTGCTTCGACACCACCCCCCAGATCACCTCCAACTACCACACCATCCGCGACCGTGTGTCCGCGGCGAATCTGCAGGCCGCGTCCCTGTATGTGGACTACATCTACCTGGATACCGACGAGCGCCGCAAGTTCGCCCAGGTGTCCCACGAGTACCTGATCGAGACCCTGCAGTTCACTGGCGCCGAGTCCATCACCAGCTCCGCCAACAAGCTGAAGCTGAACTTCAACCACCCTTGCAAGGAGCTGGTGTGGGTGGTGCAGCGCGATTCCTTTGTGTCTTGCGACGACACTGTGATCAACCCCTGGAAGGGCCAGCAGCCCTTCAACTTCTCCGACTGGTGGGACCGCTCCGTGCTGGAGTCTGGCTACTCCGTCACTCGCGTGGAGGGCATGGCGGGCAAGAACCCTTGCGTCACTGCCCTGCTGCAGCTGAACGGCCACGACAGGTTCCAGGTGCGCGAGGGCCGCTACTTCAACGAGGTGCAGCCCTACCAGCACCACACCAACATCCCCGCCACTGGCATCAACGTCTACAGCTTTGCTCTGCAGCCTGAGCAGCACCAGCCCAGCGGCACTTGCAACTTGTCTCGTATTGATAACACCACTCTGCTGCTGACCGTGTCTAACAACGCGGTGGGCACCGTGGTGTCTTCCAGCGTGTACGTGTTCGCCACCAACTACAACGTGCTGCGTGTGATGTCCGGTATGGGTGGTCTTGCCTACTCCAACTAAGCGCTGGGCTTGGTTATATATTGTTTATTCGTGATTGAATAAGCAAACACCATTTTTACTTTTCCATTCGTAATGGTAAAGTAAAAACTCCCGCGCCTCCAGCCCCCACCGCAAACTCCCGCAGAAGGATAGGATACCGCGAACTACCATATTAAGTCCACCCCCCAAAGGGGGGTGGACTTTCAAATGTATGGTAGTTCGTAATACGTATCTTAACTTTTATTTTACGTGCCCTGCACATAAAATAAAAGTTAACGGTATGGACCTGATCCATAGTGTATTCGCTATTGGCTCATATTGTGACGCCGATTTCCTCTTAGCCGATATGTATATCCGTGGATATTCATCCCCCTTTTCCTGGATGTTTATTGATCTGGAAACCGCACTGGAGTTCATTCAAACGGGTTTTAAAGGATTCACAGATGGCTTAACTCCAGGTGAAGGCCGAATATGCCAATGGTTTCATCACGACATTTCCGACGAACGCACCATAGTAACTATAAAGCGGCGCGCCGAGCGGTTCATGAGCCGTGTCTCACTGGCCAGCACACTCCTTGTATATTATGACAGAACGCCCAACCCTATTGAGTATTATACACGGCTTCTTGAGCCATTTCTTGCTACACATGCATGTAAGGTCCTCGTTGTGAAAAAGTCCACAGCTAGCAAGATACTGTATCAGGCAGACTCATTGTGTATTATTGAGTCTGATGGGCTAGTAAATACGAGGCCTCTGTTAAACTATCTATACACATTCAACATAGCCCCTATTGAGGAATCATGCGTCCTGAAAGAGCCGCTGATCGTCAGGGAAACCTTCTAGCCTGCGCCCAATCCACCCCGACTCAGCCCCCCATCCCTAATAGGACATGGGTAAGGTGAGCTTCAGAACTACGGGCGAAGCCACCATCGGCAGTATTCTCTTTAAAGGAATGTTGGTCGAGTTCGTTTTTGATACAATAGATCTTCCTGCGGTCGGCGAGCACAAGTGGCATCTGGCCTCGGGCACCTATATTGCCACTTCCGTGAAAGTCGATGTGTCTGGGACACCGGTTAAGCGCGAACTGTATCTTCACACCGTTCTGTTGAAACCTGGGCCGAGCCAGACGGTTCAACATATCAGCAAGAATGGCCTGGACAATCGCCGCCAGAATCTGCGTCTGGTGAGCAACTCCGATGCAGTCGCGGGACACGCCAAGAAAAAGCGGAATGTGGAGTTGCCGCCTCTATGTGGCATCAAGCCCGAGGATATCCCGAAGCATATCTGGTATGTGCAGGCGAACGGATATCATCGCGATCGCTTTGCCATTGAGTTCAAGACGGAAGGTATTCTGTGGAAATCGACGAGTTCCAAGCTCGTGAGTCTGCAGGAGAAGTTGGAGCAGGCCAAGGCGAAGCTGGAGGATTTGTATAAACTCTATCCACATCTTGATCCGAAACTGGAGGAGGAGAGAATCAAAACCCTCAATGAATCCTTTCGAGCCATTCTTTCTCCAGAGAGTATAGATGAGTAATATACAGGTAGGAATACGCGTAATACTTACGGGGCTATCAAGTAAGAATTTAAATGATCAAACAGGAATCGTCGTCAGCCCGCCGAAAAATATAAAAGAGGGAAGGGTCGCGGTAAAACTTGATATTGGCAAACGTATTGTATCTATTAAACGGGAAAATGTTATAGAAATGAAGACAAACTGGACAAATATAAAGAATAGTTTAGGAATAACTAGGAGAGGTAAGTTTAAGAGTATTTATGCCTTCGGATCTAGCAGAAAGAATAGTTATAAGGATAAAACAATCAAGCAGCTGAAGGCCATGTTGTCGGCGAAGGGGGTTTCTACGAGTGGCATGACAAATAGGAGAAATCTCGAGAATGCGTTAACTGCGAATAGCGATTCAAATAGAAATGTGTCTGCGGCGAGGAGGCGTTTAGAGAATAATAATGCAAATACAATGCGTAATACAATGCGTAAGGAAGAACAAAGCAACTTGTTTGGTGCACCCTTGGCGAATCTAATCGAGGAGGCGATTCCTGGGATAGCCCGCTTTGGCTCGGCTGTGAAGATGAAATCAGTGCCTCTACTACGCAAGCCAGGTAGTACCAGGAAAAATAGGGACTATCTCATTCCGGGCTAACATCTTTTTCCATAATAACCTCCAAGGGCGCCGCATATTCGCTATAGGGAACGGCGGCGGAAGTGGGTTTGTCAAGCCCGAGCAGTGTCTGCAAGGCCTGGTAGCGGCGCTCGACGGGGGAGCCGCTGAGACCCCGTGAAATTTGTTTCCAGCGCCATTCGAACTGAAGAGCCGCCCGATGATCGGGAAAGCCGCGGACGTGACAGATCCGCTCCCATGTCCGCCCCGCAGTCGCCCGAGCTCCGCCCGACTGCAGGCCATTGTGCTGCGCCAGACGTCTGTTCAAGTCCGGTGTAACCCCCACATATGTCTTTTGAGAACCTCCATCGGAAGTTGCTAGAAGATAACAGTTCCAAGCCGCAACACTCATCTACCTATACTATTAAATACGTATTAGGTCCCAATATTTTTCTGAGGACTTAATATACAATGGAGCGAGGACTGGTTATGGTATTGCATTCCATTATACTTGGAGTTATATTATATCTGGTCATGACCTTTGGATTGAAGCAATCCGCGACTGTGGCTGAAAATAGAAGTATTTTGATAG